ATGTTCGACAAAGGACTTTGAGAAGCCAATGCCGCCTTGGGTACTTGCTGTCGCGAAGGCTGCGAGTTGAGCCACGCTAGTAGTTGCGCCTGGTGCAGTTTGGGCGACCGGATGAGAGTTAATTCTAGTGGAGCCTCCTCCCAAGTATTCCGGTCTCTGAAGCCGGAAGTCTGGAGAAACCACATTAAAGTGCGCTTGTAAGATCTCGACATAACGGGTACCTCCACGCATATCCAGTTCGAAGAGAGCTTGCATCGCAAACGCTTCGCGTAATTGATTAATAGTCGCTGCGGTAGCGGTAGACAGATCAGCTTCGAGACCTGACTCAGTACCGAACTTCGTACTCGTTGATGCAGATGCTCCTGAATAAAGGAGTCTATTGTCCACTGTTGACCATGTGATTGTCCGATCACCAGTAGTACCAGTAGTACCTTGAATTTTGATAGCCTGGTTATTTGTAACTACCGGAGCGGAAGTTCCGAGCGGTAGTTGAACAGCAGGACCCTTCTGAGGACTTGGCTGAGCTGAAGTAAAGTAATCGTGGCGTTTGCCACGTTTTAGTAAAGCATAATCTGCTGGAGCGTCGGGTCCGTCGTCTCGATTTTCGAGGGCTCTGTTCTGTAAATTTTGATCTCTGAACCATTCGTTCCAGATGAGATTGTATGCTCGCAGAGGCAAGGTATTTTTGAGAGTCCAAGCTGCGGGTACGTCTGTCGGTAATCCGTATTTGTCATAAATAGTACCCACATCTGGAGTACCAAGAGTGAAAGCCATAGTAGGCAGAACATAAGAAGTCGAATCGCCGGGGTTATCTTGTGCGCCATTGAATTTTTCCCAATTATCCCAAAGGAGTCTGTTAGGCACGTAGAAGAAGAAATAATCTATATACATGTTGTCCATGATTGGAACTTTTTGAGTCGCCAAACGGGCGAAGGTATTAACTGTGACATTACAGGTATCTCCAGGGAGTACCTCATCAACAAATATTGGAATGAGAAAGTCGAAGTCGAACGTATCTTTAACCGCAAATGAGCGGTCGAATTGACTTCTCTGAATCCGCACGTCTGGAATCTGTGCGAAGGAATGTTGTGACATCCTTGAACCTAACACTGCTAGCTCCTTGTGTTTATAGCTTCAGACCATCCTGAAGCAATTTGAATTTAGATTTTAAGATTTCGTGTTCCTGCTGTTGTCTCGTTTTCAGCAGTGGTTTAAATGGACAACGTTTATCGTGATTTTGCCACCAAATTTTTTCATCGGTGGCAGTTTGATCAGAAGCTGCCAACATCCTGTCAGCCTTGATCTTCGTAACATAACGTAACCACTCAGTAGGATGATTTTCCTTGAACCACTTCTCGTAATACCTAGGAATAGCGCAGGTACCACGATTATCAGGAAGAGTAATCTGACCTGTATTAAAGACATCAGGCCAATATTGTTCGAGCCACTTTTTACCGATGGCATGTTTAGAAGATTTTTTTGAAATGGGTTGCCAATCATGATGATCTGCTTCCGCTAGCTTCCCATTAGGTGAATGAACTAGTTTTTTTGCTGCGTATCTTGCGCAGTAGCCCGCCGATTCAAAAGTGAGAGAGCCAACTTCAGCAATGCCGTGACCCCACATTTTCGTGAGAGACATTGAATCGTGGACCCGATCTCCTCGGGAGTTAGAGTATTTATAATTCGCATCAGAAGGCCAGTAGCCAAATAGTAAGGCGTGCCAATGAGGTCTTTTAGTCTGTTCACCGTATTCTCCTGTTACGAACACACCTATCGGAAGGTCCTGGACCTTTCTTAATTTTTTCATGAATTTCTGGAAGTCCGAATATACCAATTTGGGACTTTTAAGGTGTTCGTCTGAATATGTAAGTGTAATGAAAGAATTTTTTTCGTGCATTTGGGCCTCGTGGATACACCGAACAGCCCATTGACGTGCATAATCGAGGCGACACTCTAAGCATTTCCCACAGGGAAGTTGAAAGGTCGCGTATTGTTTGTTAAATTCTTTTTGAGACCACGCAAGGGTCTTACCGTCGGCTTTAAAGCCAACTTTTCTAGGGGATGTACACCGCACCTGTATGTCCCTTTTTTTTTATTACAGCCGGATGCCACCGCGAAATTTACGCGGATTTAAATTGTTCAGGCCATGAATGCCTGTGTTCTTTCGAAATGATTTACGGCTTGAGTCTTTGGACATCGTTTTGCGTTTCATGTGTACCTCTTTTTAGACACTAACGTGTCAGTGGGCCTAATTACAACAAGGAACGGTAATTAGGCCCCACTTTTTTGTATCAATTATCTCGGTTTGTAACCGCGATTGCTTTAATCATATGCTGCGGTGTATCTAAGCAGTCAATGAGACCAGTTTGGTCATCGTACGTACCAATGTAGTACAAGTCATAGTCTTCCGGAAATTGAGCGACCATTGATTTTGAGTCTCGTGATAGTTGAGCGAAGTTTCTTTCTGCTTCGCCGTGGGTTTTAGCGAACCACGGTTGATTGAATACTTCTGCTTTTGCATCTCTGATTGAATAGACTCGTGTTTGCATATTGCACCTTTCGTATATGGGGCACCGCTGCCCCGTTTGTTTCGGTTCCTGAAGTTTGGTCACTTCAGGCAATTTGTCTAGGTTTGTTTATATATTATTTTAATTTTGTTTTATCCACTCAGCGTGGAGGCTTAACATCCATAGCCCGCCGGGACCCCACTGTGCGTTGGGGCCCTGGCTAGGGCTAGGAAGGTTGATGGGTTTTAAGAACTAACGCGCTTCGCTTGTTTCCTCGCGGGAGGTTACCCTCCCGCCGAGGTTTGCATGGGCTTTAGTTTTGGGGATTCCCTTGGCTCATGTTTTTTGATTCGTTTGATTCGTTTTATATTGTATCGCCTGGGTCATCCTGTTTTTGGATTAAGCCCATTTGTTGTGCTTTTTCTCTATTAGCTGGATCTTGCAAGAATGCAAGGAGCTGAGCTGGATCGTTACCGAATTGCTGGCGTAGATCGCCAGGTAGTGACATGAAGGCATCTTGAGCGCGAGCTATTTTATACAGACTTTCTTGATAATCTGTAATCTCGCTAACGTCTGCGTAGATGCCTTGTTTTTTTGTAAGGTGCAACCACTCGCCAGTGGTTTGATATTTCTTTACGATGTTGTTCACATCGACTTGGTCTTTAAATGACTGCTGTGTGAGTGATGGTTCGTCATTAACTGTCGCTACGCGAACAGAACCATCAGCACGTTTGATCATGATCTTATCTTTATAACGTATTTCTCTTAGCCAAGACATTTTGATCTCCTTTTAAGGTTGATTAGGTAATTTCATTTCGTCCCATTGTTTTTGTACTTTTGGTGGGACTTTTCTAGGTGTCGTTTGGATCATCTGTTCTGTTTTATTGAGGATAGGCTTTAGGAACATTTCATAAGCGCGATTGATGACATCGGCTTTAGGTACCTCTTTGCCTAACAGAAAATTTTCAGTTTCTGTTTTTTGCCTCATAGCGTTACTTTGCGCAGTATTTGCTCTTACTTGGTGTTGTTGCTCTCGAAGAAGTCCGATTTCTTCTCTCCCCTTCTCAAGGGTTTGTTTAAGTAATTGCATTTCGCGTGCGGTCGTAGCCACTCCCTCCATGGAGTTTTGTTCGACTGCTGCGCCACCCATAGGAGTACTGGCTCCGCTGTTTACAGACAGAATTGGATTAAGACCTGCCGCTTTAAGATCTCGTACTTGCCTCTGGTGGGCGGTACTGCTCATGCGCTCTTGGAACTGCATCTGCGCATGAATATTGTCTCTATTCGCGGCGTTAGCCCGCTCCTGTCCTACGAACTGGAGGCCCGCTCCTAAGATCGAGCCTCCTTGTCCGGCGAACATCGCCTGTAGGGACATTAAAACCTCCCGAGTTGAGCCGGAACGCTATAAACAGGAAGCGGTCGGGCATGTTTGTATTGGAAGTAAGCGTCGAACAATAGATGAGGCTCTGAAGGAACCGCGATTGCCCGATCTACTGGCGTATTTTGTTGAATGAATGTTGCGTTGAGCGCTGGGCGCGTCGCGAATTCCTCTGCAAGATGCCATTGATCGAGAGGCGTTGCATAGGTGCCTCGGAATTCCCCGTGGATCTCGGACGGCTTATAGCGATACTCAGCATAGCGCTCTTGATAACCAAAGACGCTTTCATCTGCTGAAGACCCGTCGAGATAGATTTCTTTATTAAGAATAGCTTGCTCGCCAAGCTCGCTAAGTTTTGGCCAGTAGAACTCATAACGCGTTGAGCGATTCCACATTCTGTTGATGCCTTGCTGATAAGTAATATCAGCGCGTGCGCAAGCAAGACCAATTATATAACCATGTTCGACAAAGGACTTTG